GGCACAATATCTAAACTTAGCCAAAAATATACAACTAAATCCTACGATATTAAACTAATTACTTAATAAATGCCTAACACTACATCAAACTGGGAGCGCCCCTTCCTCGAACGCATCAGGGGCCTAAACCACTTGGAATTATTTAAGAGATTCCCATCTCATACTAAACTATATCTACTTTCCTAGGTAAACAATATAATAAACACTCAACTTCCTGTTTCACTCGAAGACTCATTCTTTCAGCATCATAAGAGACGCTAAACCAATCACACCTACCAGTACGCTCGACTAACTTCGACACCCACTCCTTAAATGTTGACTTGGCGTGGTGGATAAGAAATCGTTGTACGTTGAAACAACGATCTTCTAAATCTCCAACCATATTTTCACACTTAACGTGACGATATTTAAGTTCCTTTAAAATATCCTTAACTGGTAAGGGAGCCAACCAAACTTCCTGTTCGGAATCATACACAAAAGGTCGTTTTAAAAAGGTAAGTTGCTCAAAAGGAACATGTGGCTCCATTCCTTCACCTTTAGATGCAGAAGTAATTGTAACCCCTAACTCTTTAAGACAATTCTGAATAAAAATGGCATCCCATCCTCGTTCTAAAAGATTTTTCTTAACAGTCATAACAATGTCATCACCATAAGTTAACATTCTCACACTTTTATCAAACGCACTCAAATTTGGATTTTGATCTGTATGAACCTGCCAAGATAAAAATGTTGTCCAAACTAAAAATGTATTCGAAATAGAATTAAACACATCAGTGAAAGCATTTCCAGATTTGTTTCCTTGAGTTGACTCAAACACATATGTGCCCATGGAATGTAGAGCATTCTGCATAGCTTCTATTATGCAGTGCCTAACACGCATAGATTCAGCATCACTACAATAATACTCATCAGTTACTAAACGAAAAAATGTAAAACACTCAGCAGGAATAGATCCATCAAAATTTTTGTAGTCAAAAGCATGTCCAACATTTGAATTCTGCAATAATCCTTCAGCATATTGTTTCCATACGGCATCTACATCTCTACCGATACCGTGGTAAAGTTCAAATCCTGCACCATTTTTATAGGCATCTATAAAATGTCCAAAATATTTCCTACACAAATACACGAAATCCAGTGAGGATTGTTCAAATACACGCGTTTTTGCGATTTCAACTTTTGCTTTGGGACGTAATTCATCCTTCATGGAACAAAGGAAAACAAATGCTGGAACTTCCCCTTCTTTCATAGATTCCTCTTTCTCTAAAATGATATCATACAAAGACTTTCCAAAACCATCAAGAACATCATTTTTTGCCTTATCAGAGAAAGCAAACTCTAACTTTTTGCCATTCTCCTGAGGGAGCGGTGTGAATATCTGTTTCTTTCCATCTTTAAATCCATAACGAGACCACAATCCTGGTGACGTCGTCATTCGGATGGGGACCATCTTACCAAAACCATTTATTGCTTCATGTTCCGTCAAAACTCGTGGGTTGACAGATGGAACCTTATTACTAAGATGCCGAGCCATTTGCACTACATAACGAAGCGGAACAGCAGCTATCTTATTTGTTTCCCATTTCTGGGAATTTTTAAGTAAGGGGTCAACCAACTCAGTGTCATCACCACTGACTATTGTAGTGACTCGTTGTTGTGCTGGTACATAGTCACACTCTTCATCACTAACTAGCTTAGGCTCAATAGGAACTAAGGTTGTTTTACGCACAACATGCGAATCATAACGTACTCCATCAACTTGAGCCTCCACCATCAACGGCGTCTGTGAACTCCAAAACTTACTTGAGGTGGTAATACCCTCAACTTTATATTGTCGGTAAGGTGTATCCGATAATGTAATCTTTGGAACTCTAGTCGCCCCCGCAAACGAGCCACATGATGATATGGCCGAATGTATTCCCATTAAGCCAACTCCCGGCATATAATAAGGTCTTCCACAGTCTCCTTTAACTGTCTTAACATGAACAAAATCAATCTGCTCCAAGATGCAATCGTGACCACACACTGGCGTTGGTAATCTATTTCCATTCCAATTAACAACTGAATCATCTGTTGGTGTAAAACCAATCAATACAGCTCTAACACCACCTACATTCTTTGTCGCAATATGTTTGTAAATGTTACTGATATTAGGGAATGTAATTGCCAGCTTACACACTATCATATCAGCAGTCTTGTCCACATCACATCGCTGATCAATGGGAATACTAACCACTTCATCCTTAAGTGCTCCGCCAAGAACTCCGCGCTGTTGGATGTAAATGCTATAACCCGCATTACGGCGAACTATTTCATCATCGAAGAAATGTCGATTTACAACAACGGTAGAAGAGTTAAGAAATAAGCAATGCATACGACTAACCACTACACCACCAGCACTCTTCCACATTATCTTAGCAACATTCTTTCGGATCAGTGCTATATTGTTAATATCACACTGATTCAAATGTGCTTCGTCTTGTAAAACAAAACCTGGTGTTTTCAAATGGGCAACCTTCTGTATAGTTGACTTGTTCTCATACACTAAGTTCTGAAGCGCCATAGCTCCAGCACTACACCATTGTTTCAACATCTTATATGCACTGCGTGTTAAAGCGAGAATCAACGCACCAGACACACCAGCAGCTAGGCCCCACTTAATAAATGGAAATTGCGCGTCACATCGAGTGATATAACGCAATAATCCATTCCACGATGGTAAATTAGACATGACTCGAATGTCAAAGAAGTTCTTAATTTCTCTGGCAATACCATGATTGGTTCGCATCTTCGTCATAACCACTTCTCGTTTTCCACTATTCAAAGCTCCTTGAATTACTTGTATATCTGCACTATGTCTATATGGAAACATCTCATCCCACGGTGAAAATTGTAAGTTAGATATAGCACCCTCTATCGAGTCATCCTCTTCACTCTCGTCAGTATAAAACACATCGGAGTCTGCAGTTTCCAACTCAGAATCCTCCTTCCGAATATTATCAGTGAGAACTTCAGCATATTTCATCTCCACTTCCTTCTTCGCCTGCGTATATACTTCAAGAAGATTATCAGATGTATGTGGAAATTGTTTCTCAAGATACTGCGAATAGTGTTCCAAGGCAGCCTCCATATCACATGAGTCCAATTCTCCTTGGGCACACATCCCAGCTATCAAATTATTGATGGGAGAAATGTACCCACTTTTCTGATCAAACGAATTCTGAAGGTAATCTAAAACATACTCAAACTGCCGCTCCAGACCCGCACGCGGGTTATCAACCTTATCTGCTTGCCATGTATTCCTACTATAATCCCATTCTTTAAACATATAGTGAGTATTAATGAAAACTATCGTTCTCCTATGTAATTCCTCAATTGAAATACTACTATCGAATTTCAAGCAATCAATATTGAATGGAGTTTGTGTTCGTTTAGTTATTTCAAACATCTTACCTATTCTACGTAAAACCTTTTCTCCTGAATTAACGTTCTCACGAGCACGTGCGACTGGGTCACTCTCATTACTTGTTAACAGAACGAATGGTGAATCGTAGACATCTCCTTTAGAGTTCACATCTGCCTTCGCCACTTCCAATGGTGCGCCATTTATCAATCTAGTCAACATAGCGCTATCCATAGAAGTACGCTCCGTAAAAACATCATCAAATACAATAAACGGTTGATGATGATATAAACTATCATATTTGAGATGTTCACTTGTAATCAGTACGTGAGTTAACAAATCGGAATGTTCATCATATGGCTTCTTCGAGAAGTCAACATAATGTTTCTTATACTTAGCATTATTACGCAAACGATAATTTAATAGCATAGGAATATAAACAGCAGTTAGTAGCGTCTTTCCTACTCCGGGACCACCAAAAAAGAATGCAGAAACTGGTTCTATATGATGTTTCATCGTTGCCTCCTTTCCCATCACATTACGTAATTCAGTCAGCTTACACTCAACATCCCGTATACCAATCTCAGTTCTACTCTTAACCATAGCAGATCTTAATCTAAGATCTTCAACATCACTAGATATTGTTTTCAAGTGTGTGTCTCCGTCTGCAAACGTTCCCTTATAACTGAAACCATCTCCAAACTTGTAAGACGTCAAAATCTTTTGTAACTCACTAGATAATACTGTGACATCTCTCTTAAACTCTGCATCTCTCTCCTTAGCAAATGTTTCACCATGGACCAAATACTCTACAGCTGACATTAAACCAGCATATAAAGGATTCCAATCAGGATGTTCATGACTCAATCTCCGATAAATGTCCACTATACTGTCACAATTATATCCAAACTTACTAAATATTCTTTGCACAATTCCAACAATAACGAACGGATCAAACAACGTCCGACATGCATCAGCGACTATTTCAGATTTTGACCTTATAAGATCCAATAAAGCTTCAGTTTTATCTCCAAAACCTGACTGAGGACATAGCTCATCATTTCGTTCGACAGAGCTAGTCAATTTTCTTATGCCCTCAATCAGAGAGACTATAGCAGTTGCTGCTAACACACTAGAAGTTGTTGAAATCAGCATATAAATAGAGGATACTAAACCAGAAAGTTGAACTATCAATTTCAATAGTGAATTCAATAGTAAAACAAGTGATTGAAAAACTGCATTCATTTTAGATGCTACTGTAAGCATCTGATTCATATCTGCTGCTCCCCCAAAGACCTTGGCAAATAGTCCTTTCGGTTCGCAATTAGCTTTCGCAGTATCACGAAGCGCAGTAAAAGCAGTAGACAACCTTGAGAAATCAGCTATAATAGAAGTAAACGACCCCTCAGAATCTCCTTGTGGGATCATATTACTCGGAACACTTGAGGTACTAGGGTTATAATATAACTGAAAATCAACTAACCCCAATGGGTTAGCTGTCGCAGTGACACCCTTGAACATCAATCTAGACAGTGATGGAGTATTTCTAAGATCAATGCTATAACTGACACCATTAGTGAGAGGTTGTGAATTTGATTCGTACAATAGTTGTGTTAAACTGTTAGTACGATAAAGTTTCCATTCCAACCAACCAGTACTCACATTGGGAGCACGAACAGTGAATCTATCAAATGTGAACTCGTCCGTTAACGACTCAATAGTCCATTCGGCTGCGGTAGAATTTCCTAGCCATTGTGATGTTATTGATCCATCTCTGACCTTCCAAGCATTATCAGGATCTCCTGTGCCTGTTGTTCTCCAACCAGCTGGTATTAAATTTCCAGACATATTAGGCAATAAAGGCAACATAGGTGCTGCATAATATTGCACGACATATATCTTCCAGTCAGCAGTAGATAAGGGTGCCGAAATAACCACATTTATCCAATCACAATACTGGGTTGACGGTAAGATTGTCTTACCGTTATAAGTATACATTGGCCCAGTGGACAAAGTGGTCACGTCACCATTCAAACTAGATGTTATTGTCAAAATCAAATCTTGATTAGTAACTTCTAAATTCAAAAATATTTGACTGACAACATTAGTATTGCCAGGTTGCATGGTAACACGGAAGTTACTGGCAGTACCTGCCGCAGTTGGATTGCAATATGTAACAAAATTTTGATCGAACAAATTCGGAAAATTGGTGATATTAGCTCCATCAACAGTATATCCACCTCCTGTAGGTGGCACCAAAACTGGAAGTAATCCATCTGTCACGCTCTTTGCTGTTGCTATCTTAAACATCGGCATTGGAAAATACATCATAAAATCATCCGCCACAGAATGTCCGAGAATATTCGACAACAAATATGATCCAGCAGCTGCTTCCGTAACATCTACGCTCAACGCCCACGACCCTTGTCGTCGAACTCCGTCACTTTCAGTAAGAGAAACATTATAAAAGAGCGGTATGTCATGATAACCGGGCATCAAGAAATTGACAACTGGGTCACGAGTTATATTATGTATAGCACCCTCCCACACGGAATCAAGATCAGAATTAACGGAAGTTCTAACAACATACGATCCATAAGCTGAATACACATCGGACTTATCAATCCAATTAAAATATGCATTCACACCCATAGTCCTATTAACATTAGTGTGATAATGCACTATTATTCCTCCCGAATTATATTTGTGTAACTGTAAAAGTATAGCATGAATACCCTTCTCAGGGAATCGCAGACCACGAAATGTAATATAATAACTAACATTAATAACCAAATCAGACCGGGAAATATACTCTGGCCTACGCATCAAGTCAAGTAAATCTGTATGATTACCAACTATAAAACCTGGCTTCAACGGTTTAGAATTATATAAATCTAAAACAGTATCACCTTGATACACCATGTTAACTTGATGTTTGACTTTCCTTTGACTCAAAGGAAGTGGATACCGGAATTCTGCATCATCACTAACGCTAACAGAAAATAGCAATTCCACATTTGGTGCAACACTAACTGGTGCAGTGAGGACGTTTTGAACAACCACATACAACCTTCCTAACTGGTTATCAATATCAGGTTCTGGAAATTGTGTTTCCAGATAATCCTTGCTCTTAGAATACGGTAATTTGAGTCGTAGAACATTAGAAACTGAACCCAACGCCATGGAAACTCCGGGTAATCCAAAAACCGCAGATGAGTCCTTACCAGTTATCCCATATGGATCAAATGCTAAGAAAAGCGTTCCACGATGAAATTGAGAAGCAGCAACCATAACTTCAATTTCCATTGAACCACGATAATACTTAAACAAAGAAGCTACTCCTGCAGTATTCGTCGTCAAATACGGTTGTAATGTTGATGTACCTACTCCGTCCTCTAACATCGGGGAACTTGGCGAAATGACATACTCAGCCAAAATAAAACCTGACGGTGCCGAAGTAGCCCACTGTAATATCGCCGCCAGAGACGGTACTTTAGCGAAATCAACCAAATCCCTCTTCATACTAATATCAAAACGCGATGAAACATCTGGAATAAATTCCAGAGCGTTTATCTTGGTGTTAACCACATTCACTGGTGCATCAGCACACCGTCCACTTTCTGGATGTTTGTCCTCTATGATAGTTCTATCATAAGCTCCAAACACTTTCGCGACTCCCTTGATTTTATCTCCATAAGGTAAATCAAAATTGTCCAAGATCATATGAGCTGCTGGCTTAATAACCGAGTCCATCAATCCCTGCGGTGCCATAAAGACACTCTTTACAGCCACATAAGGATTAACCGGTCGCAACCAATAAGACAAACTTATAGGAAAAGGTGCGGCAGTCGATGAAACCAAAGGTGACCAAATTAAAGAAATAACTCGAGCACTAAATTGGGTGTCTCTAGCACTAATCGGTACTACTGGAAATAAACTTCCATAGGGTACATCCAGAGCAACTTCAGTTTCATTAGAAACATTCATAAACACATGAGGAAGATTCCTCAAAGTAGCATAATTCAAATTCTCAAATTTTTCATAAGGAGTAGACTCCCCAGGAAAAACAACAGTAAGCATTATACCCTGATTATAATTAGTAGCATCAGTTCGAATAGTAATGCGAAAATCAGATTTGTATAATGCATGATAGGACGCTACACCATATGGTGCGATAGATTGCATAGATAAAAAGGCATCTGGTAAATTAAATTGAGCCAAGATGTTAAATCTCGGCGTAGAAGTTTGCCAGATAAAAGTTTCGGGATATAAATAATCCCTTTGAAAAATAGTGTCCAGAGAAAAAGACTCTACTACACTGACGTCTGAAGCATCAACCCGAGACGGGATAGCTGCTACAGACATTTTGCTAGTTGGATCCTTCGAAACTACCTCTTGTCCCGAAACCAAATTTGGTTCGTCCACAATTGCAGATTGAAGAATCCACTCAATTTTGCGTACATTTTCGAAATTTATTTGTGATGCCATTTTATTACAAGACACGATTTCTAGGGCATCCGGTCTCAGCCCCGATACGTCTGAACGAGTTAATACTAACGCTTATCAAGGCGCTTTCTCGCACTATTCAGTCGACGCAACGAATTACGACGTTAAAGAGATAGATACTAGTTCAAATGACGTATACGAACACCGCCCAGCGCATTAGCAATGCAACACGGTGTTAGCAAATCACAACCACTTTTTATAATCACTCCACGTGATTTGGAAGTTTAACCAATGATTTGCCATCACGGACATTTATTGAATAGTGTCAGTCCGTAACGGTTAATAGACACTTCAATGACCTCTTTCAAAACACCACGTACGACAAATGTATTCCCTCGTGAAAGCACCCTTTCGGCATGTCAGTCACAAAAGTCAATGTGCAGCATAATGGATTCGCGAGTGTCAAAGCTCTCAGAAGAGAGGCCCTGCTAGGCATCTAGTTTAACAATCCCAGTGTGGTAAACCTCAAATTCACATCAAATAGCAAAATATTTGTTATTGGTTTCGGAATATTGCACCTACATCAATGCAACATATTCCACTTTATCGACATGAAAATCCAGGACCGCGGACTAGTATATCACAACTTCTCTCGTATTGGTTTATTGATCGAAACTAGGAAGAGACGAGGAAAAACCCTCGGG